CTAATTCCAACTTTCATTGCTGCCCATCGCCAAATGGTTCAGCATCGGCAACTTGTCCAAATCCGGTGGCATCTGGTTCCCATCGTACCAAGCGTGCTTCCTGGCAAAGTGGCAATCGTCGTTTCGGTTGTTCCGCTGTTCGATCCAGGTCGGGTGATTCAGGCCAAGGGCAATCCAGGCCGCTGAACTCTGGTTGCCGATAAACAACATGCTCCCGGCAATGACTCGTGCGAGGTCCAGATACGTGGGCGTAACGTGATACGGGATTTCCCCCCACTCACGGCAAAAGTCCTGGTGTTCTTCCGGCTTGCCCACGAACACGCAATTCCCCGAATAAGCCCGCATGATCGCTTTCCACGGGAACCGGCTTCTATCCCGATAGCGGGGCGTGCGGTTGATAACGACATCGGCAACGACTAACTCTTGATCGACCAGGAACCAGGAGCGGTTACGGTCAATGTGTGTGACGTGCTTGAACTCGGCAAACCTGTCGGCAAGGTTGAGCCGTCGGTGCGGCCGGTGATGCCGCCAACCGTCCAACACGTCACCCTCTGGCGTGTCAGCGTAACGGCACTGAGCGATATACGGCTGCAACTGAAGGAACGGTCTGATACGCTCAACCTTATCCCAAGTCATCGCCTCTCGGCACTTCCCTTGGCAATCGTAAAGAACAAGGTCGAGCAAGCGAACCGGGGAATCCCTGAACGATTCCAGAACGGCCAAATCGGGGAAGGAAGCGCAAGCCGCAAACAAGTCTCCAACGTCCCCATAGTGGCTTACCGTTCGTCGGTTATTGGGCGGGAACAACATTGGTTTCCTCTGGTGTGAAACATTGTGAACGTCTGCTTTGTAAACACGTCAGACACGGGCGGGATTCGTTGGCCTTCAGCGTGCCACATTTGAAACACTCAACACCGGCCGTTGTGCCGATGTGACGGACGAATTTAGGTGCCCACCATTCGATAGGCTTGACTGCCCCACGGATGTCTGAGAATCCCCCTCGTTGACCGACCAACCAATTATCAGGGGCATAGATTTTGGCGTCCTGGTTGTTGCTCTGCCACTTGCCAAACGTGTGGTCAATGTGTCTCAGACTATTGGCGTAGATGTCCCTTAGTGTCTTGATGAACTCGCCTCTAACTCTGATGGCGTGTGTTCGGTGGACGTTGACGCACTTTACGACGTTGGTAGCCACTTGGATCGGCCTTGGGATTCCGAGTCCGCCCATATGTTGCCCACCGAGGAACAAGCATTGCCAATCGAACGGTTCCACATCGTCTAAGAACTGGTCGTAATCGGTCAGGAAATTATCTTTAAAAAGAATATCGTCTTCAAAGATTGTGATATCCGTTTTGTTGTTGGCTAGGGCGTGATCCAGTGCCTTGACGTGGCTTTCTCGGCAACCGAATGCCCCCTTACCGTGTATGAAATTTAATGGGACTTTCACGGCGTTCCCGTCAACGGCCTGAATGCGATGGAACGGGAATTCCACTTTGTTGAGTTCGTCCGTTGCTTCTTTGAGGCGGTCGGGTCGTCGGTCTAAATTAATAAGATAAATCATGGTTATATTCCTACGTGATAATCTAGTCTGACGTTTCCAACTGTGGTTCGCATGAGAATTATCACGTGTATGATGTTGTTATCCTCGTCTCGTTCAACCTGTTCGATTTCGCCGCCGATGATGGCCGGTCCTGCCCCGTGTGCGGTGTCGTAAGTCAGAACGGAGTCGAAATTAAACGCCTCGGGGAAATTTGGCCACGGCGAACCGGGGTCGGCTGACGGTGCGTTCGTCTTCTGCCAACGGATGATGTTCCACACGATCCTCGGCCCGCCCTCAATCGGCTGGCCGTTCGCCAATCCCGTACAACCGAAGTCGCCGAGGGCCAACATGCCGTTGTCGCCCGGTCCACCCGGAATGGTGCCCACATATGTCTTGCCGAAGGGGTCGCCCAACTCCATCGTGTACGGCAAGTAGAGCTTGGCAAATTCGCCGGTGCCGTCCATAAACGTGACGTGATCGACAAGCGTAGCCCCGAACTCGCCACTACAACGGATATCGGGAGGTGTGTAACTCGTGCTTAGACTGTCATCACAACACGCCATTTGGAACCCATAAGTATCAATAGAAGAAATCTTAATATTTATATTGTGGCCGTAGACTCGATACGTTGTCATGTCGTATTCAATGCCGCAATCCGTCGGACGCTTGTCCGTCATCACGCTAAAGGTAGCCGAGGTTAGTTCACTCTCACTACCTTCACTTTGTTCGTCGCTATCGGTTCCCCTGGCAGCGTAGACAGACAGGCCGTCCGTATCTGGTCCGTAGTTGGTTGCGAGGTATCTTTTCCCAACCTCTAAGGACTCGGAATTTACGTCGAACGCTTTACACTCGGCGTAGTCTTCCCAGAACTTGAAGACGGGAAAATACGCCAGTGGCTTAGCCCTGTAATACCCGTCGTCCTGTTCAGGTTTGGTGATCTGAACGAAGGTTGTTTGGCGAGTCCCGACGTATCCTTTTGGCGAACCGTGCGGGGCAGTTGGTGCGAGGTAAGTCTTGAGTTTGTCGGCGGTTTGTTGGCTTAGGAATTTCATGGATCTCCCGGAATGTAACAACCGCTCAAATATTCTTCGCCGTCGAACAGTCCGTTCCGAGGCGGGTAATCACACGTGCAGCCGGGGTTACAATTGCTTCCCTGGTAAACCCATAGTCCACTTCCGAGGTTCCACAAGTAAGAACACTCGCCAGAACAGTCGGCACTTGATTCCGAGAAGGAGGAACTACTCGATTCGCTTGTTTCAGAACTTGATTCACTGCTCGTTTCGGAACTCGATTCACTACTTGTTTCGGAACTTTCCTCACTGCTTGTTTCGGAACTGGAACTTGATGAACCGCCGCCACACTCGCCGCCGCACGTTGGATCGTCCGCATACGTGCCGACCAGATACCCGCCGTTGCCCTCGTTGTAAGGCTCACAAGCGAACGTGAAGGGGTTACAACCGTAGTTGATAACGGTACTGGAACTCGATGAACTGGACTCACTTGACGAACTAGAAGAACTAGAACTTGAGGAACTAGACGAACTCGATTCGCTAGAACTTGAGTCAGCAGGACAGAAGTAGAAGACTGCGGCACCGGACGTTTCGCCGTCGCTGAACGAGAACGTAAACGGCCATTCGGTGCCGTCTGCCGGGGTGATCTGAGAGCCGCCCGTCCAATCTGTAATATACTCACCGGCACTGTGATTGAGTTCTACCGTGTGTGGTCCAGCCGTATCAAAGGCAAACGTGAAAACGGAACTATCTCCCGCATACAAGACGATTGGAACGCCGTCTACGATCCAGGTCGCTGGTCCGCTTGTATAGGCTTCAGTGTCCCCACAATAATCAACGCCTACCGAGAGCGTGAACATAGTCGATGACGTGTCGCCGCAACAACAATCGGCGAGGTCAAAGCCGTATTCGTCAATGCGTTCAAGTTCAATCCGTTGAACGTGTCCGCTGATGTGGAAGTGCCCAACGTCGAACAGTTCCCCGCAACCGTCCGAAGTGTTGAAAATCATCGCACTGAAATTTAAATGTCCGCTCGTGCTGGATTCTTCTGAGTCGTCGTCGCCACCGATGGCGAACACGGCTAAGCCGTCATCGTCGATGCCGTAATTGATGGCGTGATACCGCTTGCCAACCTCCAAGAATCCGCCGTTCACGTCGAACGCTTTACTCTCGGAATATTCTTCAAACAGTTTGAATATTGGGATATACGCCGTTGGCAGACACCGATAATAGCCGTCGGACTGTTCGTCTTTGGTGATCTTGACGAAGATGTTTTGGCGAACCCCACCTCCCCCCTTTGGCGAACCGTGGGGGGCTGTTGTGGCGAGTGCGTCCGTTAGTTTCTGTGCGGTCTGTTCACTGAGTGCGTAGGCTTTAGGCAATTACAAACCCCGCAGAATATTGGTAAACGGGACTTCGTAGAACCCAACGAATTCGAGGTAAACGAACTCACCGGCAATGATTTGGGCAACGGTCAACGGCTTCCCTTCCCCGTTTAGCGGGAAGTTAGCCGATACGCTACCTTCTCCCGTCAGGCTCTTGATTGGTTGCGGCGGTTGATCCGAGAACATGGAACCATTCCCGCCCGCCGGTTTCTGATACGTCCCCTGGTCCAACACCTTGATAGGGTTGAAGAAATCCGCCCGGTAATTGAGGCGTAAGGTGCAGTCAGCGTATACGAAACCCATCTTCCATTTGATATCGAATGACAACTGTTTCACGAATAGCGTTTTAGCCGGATACGTGAATCCGTTGAAAGTCCACGATTGAGAATTAACCTTGCCTTCGTAAGCGCACTTGTTGGCAAACGTCTGGTTATAGCAGAGGAATTTAATCTCAATGTAAGACGCTGGGCGGTTGACAATTACGGGCGGGTCGAAGGCTTGACCGGCACTGGACACAACTTTCTTAGGGGCTTCATCCTTATACTCCTCAACGAACGGGACTTCTTCCTCTTCCGTCCCGTAGGAGACAAAGAATGTTTGTTCGCCCGGATCGGTATCCCCTTGATCCTGCGGCTTGCTCGGTTGCGTGCCGTCCTGGTTGACTTGGCCGGTTCCGTGTGCGTCGTTGTCAAACTGGTAAGTCACTTCAAACTTGTTACCCATTTCATCAAGTTGATTGACTTTCGCTTTACTGGCGAACGCTCTTGGGTCTGATTCACCAAAAAAATTAAAGTAAGTTTCGAACTTAGTCACACCGCAGAACGAAAGGACTGTGCGAGGGGGAACCGGGCCGGAATCAAACGTAGCCACTAAGACTACGTTATACGTGCGAATACCTAAGTCCGATTCTTCGTAGTCGATTGTCTTTACCTTAACCGGCTCTAGCAGTGCTACCATGTTCCCCCTATATCACGCCAAAGTTGGCGAACCCTTGTTTCAGTGTTTCGTTTACTTGAGCAACTTTAGCCCCTACCTTATCAACGGCCTTTTCCGTCTTATTATCCTTCGGCAATAGCAAAGCCTCAGTCCGTATCTTGGCCTGAAAACTGAAGTCCTCTTTACTGCCCTTGATAATGGCATCCCTCTTTCCTTCACTAGCCTTCATCTTCTCTTGGATCAAGTCTGCATCTTTACTGGCCTTGATTCGGTCACGTAAAGCACGGTCAGAAATGTTGTCGAAATACTCGTTTACACCGGCAGCACTCTTGCCGAAACTACTGATTGCCCCAACGCCCCAGGCCGTCATATCGTCGCCGGCCTTTTGGATATAACTTTGCGTCTTCTCAATTCCGTTCTGAAAATCACCCAACCATGTCGGTTTGAATGCGGATGGAATGTAATCAGCCAGATTTATAAGTTCTTTGAACGCTCCCACTACGAAGGCCAAAGCCTTTGGAATGAGTGCGAAGGCAATAGCCGCAACACCGGCACCGGCTTTCAACGTGTCCCACACGTAAGCACCGGCTACGCCAACGCCCCGGAACGCCCCGATAATCAAGTCAGAGGCAGTAATCCACGTATCGCCTAGCCCGGTCGTCTCGTTGATCCAGGACGCAATACTATCGACGATTGAGGCAACACCGCTGAGGAAACTATCGGCGAGTTCATACACGACGCTAATCACTTCCGACAGGACGTTACTTACCCAATTGAATACCGGCGTGAGTCTCGGCAACCAGTCCGTGATATATTGGGCAACCAAATTGATACTTGGGGCAAGTGCGCCGGCGAACTTAGTAACGACCACATCAATAGCGTTACTGATATTCTCGATTGCCTTGCTACCGTTGGCCAACCCTTGAAAATCTAAGTTCTGATTCTTGTTTTCGCCCTTCTCGATTCTGTCCTTTAGGCGGTCAACCTGTTCGACGGCTTTCTTTGCCCCCTCAAACAGTCCCAGGCCGAGGGCAACGCCTCCGGCAACGCCTAGTGTGCTCTTTAAAACATTGCTAACCTTGCCCAATCTGAGTGCGATAGCGTCGGCAATCCGTCCGCCCCGTGTCTTTGCGGCCTGGATAATGGACGGGTCATCCATTGCCTTTTTCAAGGCTTCCGTGAGCCGTCCCCGATTCTTATCCGTTGCGTCGGCTAACCGTTCTTGTGCGGCCTTGACACGATCCAAGGCACGTTCGGAAGCCGCTATTTTCGCTTCGTCGAAGAGTCTACCGCCACCGAGGGAGGTTTGAACCAGTCCGAAAGCACGTGAGAAACCGCCGCTAATCTTGTTGGCCACACGGCCGAGACGTGAGCCGGTCGCTTCCGCCTTTGCTGCGGCCTGGTCAAGCCCCTTATTCAGTCCTTCGGAATTGACGCCTAGTTCTAGTGCGCCCTTCCCGACGTTAGCCCCTCCTGATGACATTTACTTCCTTTCTCGTGCGAGTTCCTGCGCCCTGAGTCCAGCCCGATACGCCTTCAACTTCTCCCGTGTTACTTCCCACTCTTCCCGCTTCTCCCGTTCTGGCGAATTTGGGAACAAGTCTTCGAATTTCCACTTACCGCCCTGAACCGCACCAACGTAATAACCGATCTTGGCCAGTATGGTTTCTATGCGTTGGGACGGTAGGCCGTAGAGAATGGACTTGGCTTTCCACAAATCGAACTCCCAACCGGGCATCTCTAAGATTTGCCCTAGAGTTAGTTCAAGTTCTAAGGCCAAATCCATTGCGAAATTTAGGTCTGGGTCTCTGAGCAGTTTTTTTTTGCTTCCTCAACCGCTTCGCCGCCTAACTTCGCATGATCCATCGCAACCTTACAAAGACGCTCCATGACGTTAGCGTCTTTGTCCATCAGGATTGGCAAGTCTTTATCCGTGAACAACCGCTTTCCTTCATCGTCTACGGCACAATACAAAAGCACGTAAACCGGGCCGATGTACTTTTTGTCAATTCCGCCCCCTACGTTCAACAAAGAGTTCCGTTCGCCAATTGACAACGTCTGGAACCTCATTTCAATTCCCCATTCGGGAACCGGGCAGATTAAATACTTGTCTTCGATTGCGGCTTTAGCGAAAGCCTCTTTAGTGATAGTCATTATGAATCGTCTCCAACTTTGTCAATTTTGAATGTTACCGACATTTCGCCGAGTCCGGACGTTGTGAATTCCGGTTGCGTCAACTCGGTAATAAAGGCTTCCTCAAAGGATGCCGCAAGTTCGTAACCAGTCACCTCCGGCCCACTGACTACCAACGTGTCCCTCTGGCCAATCATCGCCAGTAAATCGCCCCGTGTGTCTTCCTTGTACAAACACTTCACGACCACACTGCCGTTATCTCTCAGACTCGGCAAATACCGCTTCTGGCCGTTGTCTTCCAGTGTGGTAACTTCCACCGAGTCAACTGTCGTTGAGCCAACGGAAATACTCATACAGTTGTTAATTTGAACACCGCCGAACGTCACCTTTGCGCCGTTACCAATTACTCCATCGTGTGCCGTCATAAATACTCCAACTTTTAGGGATGAAGTATCTAGCCTTGAGAGTTGATTAATTCTCGCATCTTGCCACAGAATCGTTCTTGGAATTGAGACTCGGCACTAGGAAGGATTCGTCTTACGAACTGGCGTCCCCTCAACTTGCTTGTCCCCTGGTCGATGTTCTTGAAGTATCGGCTAGGTTGCTTCTCGTTCCTCTTTGGCTTTTTCTTTGTTGCCTGTTTACCCTTGACGACAAACTTAGTTTTTGCCCCGATGAACACGAACCAAAGTTGCTTTCTGCGGTAGTGAGCAATTTTAATTCTTATACTTTTCTTGAGTGCGCCGGTATCGGATGGCACGGTCTCTACCATCTGAGCCTTAGCCGGTGCTGCCCCGGCATTGATGGCAATGCGCATGAATTTATCTTGAACATTCAATTTAATCTTATGAACGGCCACCGTTGGCTTTATCTTCCATACAAACCCTGATGCCATAAGCCCTCCTTAGTCGCAAATTACAAAGTCCTCAAAGCCCGAATCGAACCGAAAGCAATCACAAATCGTGTTGTTATTGGCGTAATAGAGCGTTTCAATTCGCCAAATCTGGTCGCTTGTGTCCTTCAGCATGTCTAACGCCGTGAGTGCTGGATACCCTGTCACGGTGATAATCGCCCTGGCCCCCGTCTGTGGTGATCCGTTCACGTCGGTAATCTGCCCTTGCGTCTCTTGCAGGTTACACCAAAGCCAAGCGTCGGCCCTGTAACAGAGGCTCACGTTGCCAATGTCGTCCGGCTCACTCTTGTCGTAAATCATCCGTCGAACTCGATTGCCATTCTTTCCCCGTGCCATTAGAAGCCCCCCAAGCCGGTATTGTGCTGGTTACACAGACGTTGGAATCCGTCAGGAATTGGAACGTCCTCAGCGGATTGGTTGGCATAGTAGGCCGATGCCGCAAGGAGGAGAATCGCTTGCTTGATGTCGTTCGGGACTGTAGCCATTCCAGCCGTATACGTGATGCCGACGGGTCTTGGCCGGTAAGCGTTGAGCGTCGGCCATTCCTTGCCCTCAAGCATCCAAAGATAAGCCGGAATCCCGGTCAGGTCGGAAGCGTAATCACCCGTGTCTACCTCCTGTAGAACGTCGTCAACGTCATAGTATTTAACATGAGTGATCGACAGGACGGGACCAACTTCTAGCCGGACTGGTGCGAAGTAGGATTTCCAGCACGGTTGCCACTGTGTGAAAGTGCGTGTGGCGACAATCTTCCCGTTCGCCGTTCGTTCGAAGACTTTACGGGCAGTGTCGAGGAGGATTAGTAAGTCATCGTCTTCCGCCGTCCCGTTGTTGCTGCCGATGCGTAGTTTGAGGGCATCGAGGGATACAATAGGGTCGCCATCGTATTCGGTTTCTTGTAGGGATTTGTTCATACCGTATTTAGTCAGGTGCAATAAGAAAACCGGCTATTACTAGCCGGCTTTCCCAATCCATTAACAAAAGGTTTTAGACAACGAGTCCAACCACTTTTATATAGTGGGAAGTTGTATTTTTTATGAACCCAGGTCAAGTTTCCAGCATGTGTTCGGTGGGCCGATATAGGCACCAGTTACCATCGACACTTGCTCAACCAGTCTATCCGGCCAAACCGAGGAATCCCGTTGAATGGCCAAGTCTGCGGCAGCACCGAACAGAAGTTGGAAGTATTCCGGAACACAGTAGATAACTTGGTAATCGTCCACGAAGTTAGAAACGTATACCGGCTTACCGTCCAACGTGTCGAATTCAGGATTCGCCGTTGCGTTCTTGTCGAACAGGCTTCTACCAACGTCGTCGATATACTCACTGACAAGGAAGCCCATCGTGAAATCGTTCACGAGCATGACGGCGTTTTGTCGGTATTGCTTCGGAATCTTGAAGGAATATTCGTCCATGATCTTTGGAATCGTCGTTGAGAGCGGTGTGAAGGCCGTCGCCGAAGTGACCAACCCTTTCATACCGCCGTTCGATCCGTTGCCAGTGTCGGTGATAACCATTTCTTCAATTGCGATATCGTCCGAACCCTGAACCATTGGCACAATCCTATCGACGACGTTTACCAATGAAGAATTCGCCATTTCCCAAGTTACCGTGAACTTACCGGCTGTCAATGTGAACGGCCTGAGGTCAATCTTACTGGTCACGAAGTTCTTAGCCGGAATCGTCGGGGCAATTTCAGTCCCAGACGATGCCGAAGTCTTAGTAGACTTCAGTGCGGTCGGGTCTATGGTCGTGTACTGGCGAGTTGAGTTACCATCATTGGCGAGCGATTCGCTAGTCAGTGCGGAGACAAACGGCGAAAGATAATTACGGTATTCGATGATACTTTGCGAATACGTCTTGTATGTCAGTTCCAGACCAACACCGGCACCGCCCGTGTTCATCTTGGTACGATACATCCGCTTATTCAACGTGCTCATGTCGTATGGAATCGTGATCGTGTTACCGCTTGTCGAGTAACCCGATTCCTGAATCTTTGACAGTTCCAACGGCGACAACTGCCGACCGAATTGCGAGCGAACCCATTGTTTGATTCCCTCTTTCGGGTCTGATTGGGCGGTTCGCTTGATGACTGGTTCGTATCTCGGCGCTGGCGTAGTTGGCTTGGCCAATTCTTCTTTGATTTTCGCCATTGCGAGGCGGGATTCCGTTACCTTACGCTCAACGCCCAACTCTTTCAGTTTAGCGGCGAGGGCCGTAAGTTCGTCGGCTTCCTCAAGGGATAAACCCTCTTCGCCCTTAGCCTTTAGTTCCAACTCGTCACCCCGTGCGGTGAGTGAGCCGATTTCGGTGTTGATTTCTTCTTCAGTTCTAACTTTATCCATATTTTCCTTTGGTGGTTTTTCGAAAAACTTACCTTATCTAGAGTCCTAGTTTCATTTTTTGATAATTGAACATTGCCAATTGCTGTTCGTAATTTTGTTTTAACCTAACAACAACTTGAGTAGCCGTCTGTGGGTAGGCCGGTAATGCGTCTATTGCGATTGTAACGTCATACAAATAGAGGCTTTCCCGCTCTACAACGCCGTCCGGCCTAGTGCGTGAAAGCATTGGGACACTTTGGAACGACGCACCTTTAACTCGATTTTGCTTGTAAGCCGTGTAAACATAATCGCCCACTTCGTTGTCGGGCAAGTAAGACGATGTGAACAACCCTTTTTTGTCACTCTGGAGCAAGAGACTTCCGTCCGTCCGCTTGGCATACGTGTAATTCGGCAAGTGGTTGACCGTTCCGAGAACTTCGCCGGACGTTCGGAGAAAGTCCGTGAAAGCCTGCGAGGATATCGTTTCCATGTAGGATTTACGGCCTTCGTCGATCCGAGTTTCTGCCCCGTAAAGAGCCGCATAGAAACTCACCCGCCGGTCGGTCGTAATGCTCACATCGTTAGACGCCAGTCGTTGAATTATCATTGGCCTGATTCCCTTCCTGTTGTGCGCCCTGGTCGTTCGTGGTCTGGTTGGCCATCTGTGGGCCTTGATTGAGCGGATAAAGCGGAATATCTAATCCCGCTTCCGGTGGTAGGCCGAGCCAGTCACGCATTTCCGAGCGAAGGATATAGCCGCTGGTTATGCCCATTCCGACCACACGGGCGAACGTCTCCGGGTCGCCCCGTAGGATTTCGTCCGTGTCGAACTCGCACCAGTATTCACCGTTCGGCCAAAGTGCGTTATTGATGGCCGTTTCGAAGTTGTCGAGGACGGGACGGAAAGAGCGGGTGACTTGATCGGACTTATCCGCCGCAACGCTGTTGTATTTTGATTGTGATTGGTCGCCGATGTCGGACGGAACGAGCTCGAAAACCATACAGACACTAGCGGCAGAGGCCGCCAATGCTTCAAGAATTGCGGCATCTTGTGCCGTCAGTCCCGTGAGCTGGTTGAATTTGGCACCTTGAAGAACGGGAATTTCACCAACATTTTGAGAACCGCCGAACATCGCCTTGAAAAAGGATCGCATGAGTTCGAGGGCGTTGTCCTGTAGTCTCCCTGTCCCGTCTATCGAGATATAACCTGACGGTCTGACCGAATTCCGGTAATAGGCTTCCGCACTGGTCATGATCTGGCGATGAAGGCCGAGGACTTCACCGGCACTTGTCAGCAGGTCAACCCCACGGAGGCCGTAGTCGTCCGGCTCTCGGATAATATGGATAATCTTCTCGTTCAAGGCCGGATAAGTGCGTTCGTAACTTCCCGTCCTCGTGCGGAATTCCTTCTTTCCGGTCACTTCGTTGATCGTTACCAGATAAACGGAAGAGGCGGGAAGGCGGGCAAGGTCGAATATCTTCCCCGTTCCGTCGTAACGGACCAGGAGGAAGGCTTCCCCGTGCCACCAATAGTCATCGACAAGCCCTTTCATCAGGACTTGCCGAGGTGTGTTTTCGTTCGGTTGAGCGTTCAGTAAGCGGAATTCGGGGATATCTTCCGCCTTCGTCCGCCCTTCTAAGCCGTCTTTGCTAGTGGCCGTGTAGGTGAGCAACGGAAAGGAGGCAATCTGACGCTTGTAAAGCCCCACCGCCGCAGAGACGGCCGGTATCGTCAGGGCAATTTCACGAGTCCTTACGGCGTCAGCGGACACCGGCCCCCAATAGCCCTCTGGAGTCTTGTTGGCTTGATACGTCGGACTCTGTAGCCGGTTTATCACTCGTTGGATTAGATTTGGTTTCTTCACGCTTTATCTAGTCATGTCAATCAGAAATTACGAAGGCATCGACACGGTTTTGATTCCCTTGGATGTGACCGAACATCGCAAAATGGCTGCACAAAATCCGTCGATCAGGTCCATCTTGCTACGCTTCGTAGGGCGTATTTCATTGGTGTTGGACACCTGAATCCTCACGTTGCTGAGGCAGAACCGTAGCCACGTGGAACCGTTGTGGGTTATCCTGCCCTGGTCGTAAGCACGTTTAAACTCAAGCATTGCCGGATTGTAAGTCTGAAAGGACGGCGAAACACGTGTGAAGTTGTAACCCTCTTCCATGATCTGATTACCGAGGACGAAGGATGATGTGGTATCGGCGTAAATGCCTTCGATGTTAAACTTTTTACAGTCGGCTAGGATGTGGCCTTTGACTAAATCGGCATCGACCATGTCTCCGTCGGTAAGTTCAATATCGGAATAGTTGGTGAACAAAGGTAGTTTCTTCGATTTCCGATACTTCATCGACTCAGCGGGAACCCATGCTTTGGACTCGATATAGTATTTGCCTTCCCCCAAGTCCCACATCTTGGCCCATGCGGTCGGGTCTGTGGTCATTCCGAGGTCAAGCCCGCCCATACACCGGAAGTTGACTAACTCTTCTGGCGTCATTGGTTGCTTGAAGGAATCGAAGTTTGACACGTCGAACCACTGGCCACTAGCCGCACTAATCCAAAGGTTCATTTTAAGATTCAGGAAATTATAGTATTCGCCTATTCCGCCGGCCTTGGCAGAATAGTAGTCTCTGCGGAACTGATCCTCTGGGAATTCCTTTGATCCCAAATAAGGGTTGGCCTTGCGCCATTGGGCCGGGTCATCGTAGTCTTTGGCGTCGGCGTCCGCCTCATACACAAGCGGAAGGTAAGTGATGTCGATCTCTTCGCCGCTGATAACCCGTTTGGACTTACAATAAAGGTCGTAGTACCACCCGATCTTTTCCGCACCTGCCGTTGAGATGACGAATACAAGGCCGTTATTCCGGGCATCGGTAGCGTAGCGGAGAGCGTGCCAAAGAGGTTCCGGCACTACGTGCGCCTCATCGACAATCAATACAGACACGTTCCAGCCGTGATTAGATTTGGCGTCAGCCGTCAGTGATTTAAAATGACCGTTGGTGCTGGGGATTTCAATCTCTTTGATGTGTTCCCGCTGCCGTGTGAAGTCCGTAAGGTTGGCCTTGTCGAAAGCGTATTTCACTTCTTTGTAAATCTGAGCCGCATTGGTTCGGTTCGCCGCTGCCGTGAACACGGTTGGGGATGGTTCCCCACTCGCCAGCATACTATAGAAAGCATAAATGGCCGTCATGAGGGTTTTACCAAAGCCCTTTTTAGGGCAATGGAGGTTTACCACACGCCACCGTCTACGGCCGTCGGGCAACCGCCAGCCTTCAATTTCTTGAAGTAGTTGGATTTGTGTTGGTCTAAGTTTGATCTTGCCGGGAATATGCTGGCTACGGAAGTGCTTTTCGATAAACCAAATGATCTTATCAGCCGCCTCCTGGTCCCAATAACAACCCTCTAGTAAGGCTTGCTCGTCACTCTTCGTCTTGATTGCCCATGCTGGCGGTTGTTGTTTCTCTTCAGTCACTTGTCCTCTTTAGTCTTCCTCGTTTGCATCCTAGACAGTTCGTAAAGGATTGCCGCTTTCGCCCCTTCGCTGAGGCTTTTGAACCTCTGTAGTTGGGTGATTAGGAAGTGTTCGCCCTTCGTAACGTCAACGATCCATTCGGCCGGAGGATGCTTCCGCCCGTCCTCGTATGTGATGTGGTGGCCTTGCCAAACTTGCTTCACCCTTGCTTCTCTCTTTCAACTTGCTTGTGACACGTTACACAGAGTGCGAGGTAGTCAGTTATTGACCGTGCCGGATACCGTAAGTGGTGTGCCTCCACTGACCATTCCTTCTCACACATCTGACAGAGAGGATGGGTATCGAGCAACTGCTCCCGCATAGCCTTATGGTCTTTTCCGTATTGGGGGCGTGGGACGTGTGGCTTTTTGAAGCGAAAGGCGGGCGGTTTCCAGGGCATTACTCAACCCTTCCCAATGCCTCTTCAATGCTCTTAGCACTGTCTACTTTGCTCGCCTTACGATCCTTCGGCGTCATTCCGAATTGCTTGGCGTAGGCTTGATACAGTTTCAAGGCCGACATGAACCGCACACCGGCCTTACCTTGTTCGTCCATCGGGTCTGTATTCTGAATGACATACCACAACTTACACACGATAACGAAAGTTTCCGTGTCCTGATCCGGGTCTAGAATTCCCTGCTTCACAAGTCTGGCATAGTGACTACGCCAGAACTCAGCGGCTTGGCCCTTTAAATAATTTGGGACTCGCACGGATGGCTCCCTTTCCTCTCGATAATCAACGTCAACACGTCACCGACACTGGTAAGACACGCAACTCTCCACGGGTGAGGTATCGTCTTCGTCCAATCAACCAGGGCGTCTACAGGTTCCGGCCTTGGCTTCAGTCCGTCTCTCATCCGCTCGTATAGTTTGGCTATGTCAATGGCTTGTGCTTCGTTCATAATTTTCTCTTTGTGGAGCCTTACTTGATTGTGGCTTTCGTTTTCAGCGGCGAGCGTGGGCGTCTCCAGGGGACCACCCTCCAACACTTGGACCGTTATCCTAGCGTCAAAGCATAGACACTCGTCTTAGTGTCATTATATCCCGATAGTAAACCTTTAATCTTTAACATTCAATGCCAATGCCAATCATTCCGATTCTTTATTTACTAAAGGCTCTACCTCTGCTTTGGGTATGGCTAACAAGTGGTAGCCCTCAATACTATTGGCAACGGCATCAACCTTAGCCTCTACGTCACGAGTGTGCGACCTGGCGTTCATCAACAGATGGTCTGTCAATAGGTTGTTCTGCCTAATCCCCCTGCTCACTGCTACCTTGACACCAAAGGCCGTGAGTGCGGCGAATAAGGACTGTAGAGCCGATGGGAAGTCCAATACAGTGGCCTGATACACGGCCAGAAACAAGAGGCCAATGCCCGCATAGTTAATGTTCATGCTCTTATATAGTGGCCTGATTGTTAAAACGGTAAGGTGATTGAGTTTCTGATGAGTTCCGCATAGTAGGCGTAACCTAAGTCTGTCGGGTGAACTAAGTCTGTATAAGCGGCACTGTTCAGGAAACCGCCCGCTAAAGTGACACCTAAGAACGGATCGGCTGCCACGTCTACCAATTGGCCAGCATAGGACGTGTAGTTAGCTCGAATCAACGTGTTCACGTCGTCCCTAACCGTCTGTTCTCGATTGCTGGACAGTGTGAATACGACAATATTGGCCTTTGAGAAACCGCCTGATATAGCGGCCGTTAGATACGTGTTTATCCTGGTGTGGACTGTTGCCGCACTGTTACCAGACGCAATATCGTTGATTCCACCAATGAAGAATAACCAGTTTGATGAATTGGCGTAAGGTGTGTTGATTTCACTTTGGTCGGATGTCATGTCAGTAACAAATTGACCATAAAGCCCGAAATTATGACAATGCCAATTCTTGTTCACTTTCAGGCGGTCTGAGATGTTTCGGCCACGTGTTGAGCCGAACCCTTCCATGATGGAATCACCTTCAAAAATGACTCTACCCAATGGCGTTTCTGCGGCGCTTCCCGTGTCGTAATTCACTCGACAATATTCAAAAAATTGGCTTGCTTCGTTTGTCGTTAGGTCACGTCGATAAATACCGAATTCGTAGATTTTTCCGTGTGCTGGAGAACTTGTGTGGCCGAGATTGAGGCCAGTATATCGGCCTGATCCATTGGCCGTGAGTGTTTGGACGTTGGATACGCTATCGACGTAGACTTTGGTAGATTGGTCGTTACACGTTACGAGAATTGCGATTCTTCGATTGGTGGGAACTTTAAAAGTTGTTGTGTAGGTGTTTCCGCCGTCATACCAACGCACGATTCCGTTCATGACTTGGAGTGCGAGGTCGAAAGAGCCGATGTTGATTGGATAACTGTTGCGGTCGATTGAATCGAGGTCGATAACGAGAAAGCAGGACATGCGGCGAGCGTTGGTAACGTAGGTGGGATTGTTGAAAACCCCGGCCGCATTGTTGCCGCTGAGGAACCACACGAACGGCCGTTTCTCTTGGGATAAATTGGAACTGTAATACGTTGCCGTCCCTTGAACGTAGTTGAGCGGGTATTGCCCTGCCACGTCTGGCCAACTGGTGATATTGGTTCCGTCCCCTTTGTTGTCGGCGAGGCTAGAGGCCGTGTAATAGGCACTCAACCCGGCAATCTGTGTCGGACTCGGCACACCAGTAGGCGGACTGCCAACAATCCGGCCATCCGTGTAGGGCTTGCGGAAATCGGGCTTTTCTTTGCCATATCCTAGAATCATTTTTTATTTCTTTCCGTCTTTGTATGCTTGATTTGCCAAGTCAAAAAAGCGGAACATAAGAGGAAACACGCAATCTTCCGACTCGCCTTGGAACTCTGTCTCTACCTTTTGGACAAACTCATTTACCAATTCGTAGATACGCTGTCTAAGTTCAGGATTTACTTTTTTCATTACGTCAAGTCCTCTCCGAATGCGAGAAAGTCTAAGGTTGCGCCCGAGGTCAAGGCCGTTCGTGTCACACCTTTAAGACTGTAACCCGTTGGGAGGATTAAATTGTCGTATCGGAACACGGCTTGTTGTGTGTCCGTTGTGTTGGTCATTGAAAACACGTCTAAAATTCTGTCGTTGGTTCCGTCGTTGACCAATAGAAGAACTTTCGTTGTTCCCCCTGGTGCGGTCGTTGGTCCGCTTGATACTCGAATCTCTCGAATTCTGGTACCCGCTGAGACAGGTGTGATGTTGCTGAATGCTGCCGCAGTGGTGCTACTGGCGTTGTTCAGTTGGAGAGAGCCGTTTCGGGGCGTGCTTGCGTATGTTGGTGATGATGCCATAAATGTTACCTGTGTATAATTGCTTCTACTTCAATATTCGTGCGGAGAATAACGTCTTCCCCGGTGAGCCGTGGGCCTTGTCCTGTCGATTGCTGTCCGGCGACAAAGGCTCTAAGTGGGTTTACTGGTGCGCCGCCGCCCGGTGCTGTCGAGGTTGCTACGTTGGGTGAGGATCGAAGGAACCGCCGATTACGCTTACGATTGACCATTTATCGCCTCTAGTATTCTTGTGGTTGAGTAGCCGGGGAGGTAAGGGGCGATACGGACTTCGGCCAAACCGTAACCGACAACGTCCTTTGCCTCGTAATCCCCGCCCTTGACAATCACGTCAGGCTTCATGATCTTGATGAGCTCTAACGGCGTGTCCTGGTCAAAGATAATTACGCAATTTACGATCTCTAAGGCCATCAAAATTTTCACCCTGTCAGGTCTTTTGTTGACGGGTCTGCCGGGCTTCAACCGGCTAACGCTCTCGTCTGAGTTCATGCCGACAATCAGGATATCCCCTTGTGCCTTGGCAAACTCCAACGTGGAAAGATGCCCGACGTGTAAGATATCAAAGCAACCCGACGTAAAGACAATTGTATTTCTCTTGCCCACTAGTCTAAGTCCCCCGTCAGTGTTAATTTAAATTTTTGTCCGCTCGCTGGCGTGAACACGTCCAATGTTTCGAGGAACCGGCGGTTACGTTTTCTGTTGATGCTCATCTTCTTTAACCTCTACTATTTCCAAGCGTTCATAGAGATCTTTTATTAGCTCGATGAACTTTTCTGGCGTAATGAATTTAATGTCATACTCGTTCTTGTGTTCCGTTGATTCAAATACTACTTCCCTGTCAAATAGCGTTTTCTGTTTTTTCATTAGTCTAAGTCCCCTGTAAGTGTCAATTTAAATTTTTGTCCGCTCGCCGGTGTGAACACGTCCAACGTCTCCAACACGGCATAAATTGAGCGTGTGGATACGGCCGTGAACGGTATTCGTAGTGTGTTGTCCTGGCTATAGGACTCTGTCGAATTGGTCGTATCGCTGCCGGTAATCATCGCCGGAAGTTCGAAGAAACCGATTCGCTTTGTGTTATCCGCATAAAGGCTGGAATATGCGGTGTTGTCGTTGACCAGTGTTGGCGAACTTGAGAACAGGTGAACCCGAATACGTGGCGTGATGGACTTTTTGTCAGTTGAGAGAACGGCGCTAACAATGTAGCCGGAACCGCCTGACGTTCTCGCAAAGTTCGGGAACGTGATTACCGTTGGTGCGGAGGTGCTGGTGTTGACACTGTCGCCAATGGCGTAAGCGGTCGTGTCGCTCGGCCGGGTGATCTCAACGGCGACGACGGATCGAAGGCCGGTTGTGTCAATTGCTACCGTTCCGTCCACCGTCAAGGAACCAGAGTTATCCGTGATCGGCACTGCGGTTGAGATGGCGGAAACGGCTACCGTGCCGCTAACGGCCACCGTTCCCCCCACACTGCTAACGGCTACGGTTCCGTCTACGGTCAGTGAGCCTGAATTGTCATCGACGTGAACGGTCCCAGACACGCCGGAAACGGCCACCGTGCCGTCTATCGTGATAGAACCGCCGCCGTCATCAATCGTCAGTGATCCAGAGTTATCGGTAATCGGAAGGGCAGAGGCGATACTTACTGCCACGGTTCCGCCTACACTCGACACGGCTACAGTTCCGTCAACCGTCAGTGAGCCTGAGTTATCCGTGATGGGAACGGCCGTTGAGACGCTTGAAACGGCCACCGTGCCGCTAACCGTCATCGACTCGGCTAAGGTGACTGGCAACGGATTGTCGCCGTCTACCGCTGTTGCGACGCCGTCAACGCCAAACGCTACCTTGTGAATTGGGTACTGGACACTTCCCACTTGATCGGTGGCAATTACTACACTTGTTCCGCCACCGTCTTTAATTACTATATTGTCTGCCATACCTTATAAAGTAGTCTGGCGTCAAATTTTTAGATCAAAAGTAGGTATTGTGAATTGTCAGGAATTGAAAAGTCTAATACGTATTCTGGCGTGAGGTATTCGTTGATCCAAAGTTGGTAGGTTTGAGTAGCGGCTCCACTCTCGGCAACCAGGGCGCTGGACTGAAGTGTAGAGGACAACACCGGCCCAACCTTCCCGCTACTTCTCCAACCATTCATCGACTCTTTGACTTGCGCTGCCAGACTTAGCGCTAACTGCCAGTCACGGTGATATACGGTCACGTCAACCGAGTATTGTTCCAACCCGGCCATTCCCTCAAGTGTCTGGATACTTTGGCTGAGAGAGCAATTGTAAACGAGGTGAGGTAGCGCCGGAATGTTCTCTTCCGGTATCGCTGGATAGATGCGACCAGACAGGGCGGTTGCCAGTGAGGTATTGGCAGTGAGGCGAGCGTATACGATTGCTTCGATCATTCCTTATCTAGTTCTTTGGGCCTGAATTCGTTCGCTACCCTACGCACTTCTCGTAATGTTTTGGCAGTCTGATACGGAGTGAGATTTAGAGTTCTGCCCAACTTTGCGACGTTCAACCGGCCGGACGTTACCCGGTATACGTCGCAATGTTCCATCGCCCATACCACCTCCCCGTAACCGGCGTCTCTCAGCACTTGACAGGTTGAGGTTAAATCGGCGCATTCTTGTTCGTCTAGCATCCAGTATCTAGCGTAGATTTTTCATTCCTGGAGACTATAATACTTAGTCAACTATTCAACTGTAGGGTTACAAGAATTTGATCTTTCTCCCTTCCACAAAAAGATTATCACGTTGCGAGCCATCAACGTATCAACTGGCAGAGATAATTTAATAAATAAAGAAATGGGACTTTGATTCTCGTCCCTTCTGTGCGAAAAACTGAAATACTGCTCTGCGTTAGTTCGCAGTTTCCAGGCAACGGGCATCTAGTGAATGATGCGTTGGGGTTACGTCCTGGTCTAACAATGTCATAAATAAAAAGCGGTAGTGAGTAAAGGGTAAGTTACAGGGCAATGGTGTCCTGGTCGTCAAAGCGATACGGTGGCTTACTAGACGTGCGGTTAATGCTTTATTTGTGCTTCCCTCCTAATCCTCTAGAACCTTCCCTCTAGAACCTAAGATTATGACGGTGGGAAACCCCCTCACGTAATTTACTAACTAAACAACACGCCAATTATCAGACAGTATAAACTTTAAAGATTCTAATGTTGGTTAGAATGAATTGCCGCTCTTTATTCTCTACACATGATTTGTTATACTCTACTCTCATTCATTATCTGAGAGGTTTTAGTAAATGCCAAAGTTTGAAATCATCGTAGAGCGTACCCTATACTCGTCACGAGTGCTAGGAATCAATGCGGAATCCGAGGAAGAGGCCAGAGATTACGCCCTGTATTATTGCGACGAAGACGTATGCGGACCATTCAACGAAGGGACCGAGGTTTTTAACGACGATGACTGGTGTTACGATTCAGAAGAGACAACCACCGAGGTTGTTAACATAGCGGACGTATTGGAGGACTGCGAATGAGCAGAATCACACAAGACGAGGCGGGGAAAAAAAGAGTTCTGAGGCTTGCCCGTAAGAAGCACTACCTTTCAAAGCACACCGATGAGGAAGGATGGACGCTATACAACAAAAAGCGGTCATCTTTCTGGGAAGGTCATTCACACGAGGCTGCCATTACTTACATGAATGCCTTTGCGTCAGGCTATGACGTGGGACACCTCGACGGCTGTCTAGTTAGCCAGCGCAACGAGGAAGACGCAATTTTGGAAATCCACGAGCATTACGAGTCACTAGGACTAAAGGAAATAAATAAGCACTAGAGAAGTGTTCAGGTCAAAAAGGCTCTAGTATTTTTGAAAGAGTCAGACTAAATTACGTTGCTTATTGATTGATATCTAAAGGTAGACACGCCCCTGGATCGTTTCCTAGGGCGTCCTACTTTAAATCTTATGCGAGGTCTAAGATGACGGAAAAGGCACTCAAGGGACGCATTCGGCGTGCTGCCAAACGCTACGGCTACAAGGTCAACTACCGAGAGCCGGACGGCTGGACTATTCCGCTTGCCACGGGCATCACCTGTGTTTCACGAGACCACTACGAAACATACGGCTTCCTGCTTTGTTTACAGAAATTATCTCACCTTCTCTCGCCTTCCCGTTAG